TTTATTGTTGTTCTGAATGCCGCCAGCGGGTTGCTACCATTGAATTGGTCCCGTGGTAGGGTAGCTTTAGCAAGTCACATTCAGACTGCAAAAGGGTCCGAAACAGAAAAGCCCCGGTCCTTTTAGGATCGGGGCTTTTCGCCTTAATAGGAAGCTGGGAATAATGGATTTCGCGGAACTGCTGGCACAGCTACAGAACCCCGGGGAGGATGGTCTTTCCCCCACGATTTACGATGACCTTTCGGCGGCATACACCAACGACACAAGTACGCGGGATGCCAAGATCGAGGTTCAGGGAACAGACCTCGCGGCGGCGCAGGCGGAAATTCTCGCACTGAAAGCTATGAATTACGATCTGCTCATGGCGGCAGGAATTGATAACTCCGACAATTCGGGGGACAATGAAAACGATGGTGACACGGAATCGGATTCCGATTCCGATGAAATCGGGGACGACGATGATTTCTTCGAAAAGAAAGATGACTAATAATGGCTCTTGATGTAGGCGTACTTAAGCCAACCTCCAACGACATCACGCTTGACCGTATCCGGAAGCGTGCATCCCCTGATTATCAGGCACGCATCCCCGAAGCCACCAAAGCCGGTGTTCAGGCCACCATGAAAGCACTAATGAATTACCGCCCCGCGCGGAACGAATTTATTGATGCCCTGGTCAACCGTATCGGTCTCACCTATTCCCAGTCTGTTTCATGGTCCAACCCGCTGGCAGAGTTCAAGCGGGGAATGCTTAGCTATGGTGACACGATCGAGGAAATCCAGCTTGGGCTTATCAAGGCCAAGACCTACGATTTCGATCGTGAATCGACGGAGCGGAACCTGTTCGGCACGCACCGCGCGGAAGTTCAGACCAACTTCCACACGATCAACCGCCAGGACAAGTACATCATCACGATTGACAACCCTGCCCTGAACCGTGCATTCCTTGAGGAAAACGGTCTCACATCGTTCATTTCGCGGACGATGGATTCCGTATCGACGTCTGACCAGTGGGACGAATTTCTGCTAACTTGCCAGTTGTTCGCGGAATACGAAACCAACAACGGTTTCCACAAGGTCCAGGTACCTGACGTTTCCGCCCCAACGTCCACGGAAGCGGATGCCAAGGGACTGCTCCGGAAGATTCGTGCCGTTGCCGACAACCTGACGTTCATCAGCACGAAGTACAACCCCGCTGCCATGCCGCTGGCGGCTAAGCGGGATGAACTTCTGCTCTTTGTCACTCCCGAAGTGAATGCGGCGATTGATGTTGAGGCCCTGGCTGGTGCGTTCAACATTACTCAGGCTCAGGCGCACGGACGTATTGTCCCGATTCCTGAGGGTGAGTTCAATCTGCCGGGTGTTCAGGCGATTATCACGACAAAGGATTTCTTTGTCATTGCCGATACCCTGTTTGAAACAACGCAGTTGTGGAACCCTGATTCTCTCCAGAATAACCAGTGGTCGCACCACCACCAGATCATCAGCGCGTCCCGTTTCGTGCCCGCTGTGATGTTCACTTCCAACACTGTGGATGAGATCGTGTTTGAACCGAACCCTGTCGTCAGCGTTGGGAACATCACCACCGTTGATGCTGATGGAGCTACCGTGACCGATGTTGTGCGTGGCGAGGTTTACCAGCTTACCGCTGACGTTGTGACCACCCTGGAAGATGGAACCTCCGAGGCTGTTCGTTGGTCTGTGGATGGGAATGTTTCGCTGCTCACCTACATTTCGGATACGGGTGTGCTGCATGTGGGCGGCGCGGAAGATGCAACCTCGCTGACGGTTCGCGCGACTACCGTGTGGCTTGACCCGCAGGGTGTGGAAACCTCCAAGACTGCCACCGAAACCCTCACGGTATCCGGTGACAAGCTGGTCATCTGGCCTCGTGGCGCGTCGGATGATGGGGACCCTGTAACCCCTTAAGTCAAATCCCATGTACTATATTGATTAGTGCATGTGGCGCACTAACAAAACCCCTGTATCTCCCGGTACAGGGGTTTTGTGCGTCCCGCACACGGTATTAGCACGGTTCATGTAATGAAAGTAGTAAGCTTTGCACATGACTTTTACACAACTTGTTATTCCTAATCCTGATATAGACTGTCAGCCGGGATGGTGCTTGCAGTACGTGAGGCAGGCTTTTGGCGCACCGATTGTGGAACCCACCGCCACCGCTGGATGGGCGAACGCCCAATTCAAACATGAGGACCGGAATTTCCCGGAAAATTGTTTTGTGCCGGTGTGGTTTTCGTTGACAACGGAACCGGCTGGCCATGTGGCCTTGATGTGTCCTGACGGTAGCGTTTATTCAACGTCAGATGATTCCACGGTTCCACATCATCACCCCTCGTTAGATGATTTGATCGCGTATTATTGGCGGAACCCGCTAACCTATCTTGGGTGGACGGAAGATATTTCAAATGTTCGGGTAGTAGAAAGTGAGTTGGATATGGCGCAGGAAATCGAAATCACCGCGGTTCAGGCGGAATCTATTGTCGAGGCAACGGTAAATCGTTTATGGGATAAGCTGGATAACAAGGTGCGGATTAGCGCGGTTCAGGCCGAATCGATTGTGGCGGCAACCACAGGGCGCACGACAAGTGCTATTGAGGATGCCGCATCAATTGTGGATTCCATTCCCGAAGAATACGCGCAAAAGGTTTTGGACCTCCTTGCCGCGCGTATCGGTAACACGAAATGACGTCCACTATTCAGGATTTGCCGGTTTCCAAGGATTGGGGATTGGGTTTCAACTATTCTGTGTGGACCCAGGGCACGGCTATTACGTTGTGTAGTGTTCCGTGGAATAGTGATTACCGTGATATTGTGCGGTTTGATAACCAGGGCGCGTTGGATGCTTATCTGAAAACCAGTTCCGGTGCCACGATTGAAATCACTAAACTGTCGTATGCAAAATTTGGTCAACCGATTAGGTTGGATACCCCGTTCCACACGGTACAGAATTACAATTACATTCGTGTGTGGAACCCTGCCAACAGTTCTATTCCTGGTGATACCGGCAGGGCGTATTACTATTTCGTGACCGATGTAACCTATATTGCCCCGAACACCACGCAAATCACGGTTCAGCTTGATGTGTGGCAGACATTCGGGTACGGAATCAAATTCGGCAACTGCTACATTCAGCAAGGCCACATTGGTATTGCCAACGAAAACTCTTTTACCAATTTCGGGCGGGACTATTTGACCGTCCCTGAGGGCCTTGATGTGGGCAACGAATACCAAATCTACAAGCGGTACTCCATGAGTATTGCCGGTGCGCGGGACAGTGAACCGGATTACGAAGTCATGGTGGTATCCAGCGTTGCGCTTGACGTAGATCCTGGCACGGTGGACGCGCCTAAACTCCAATCCGCTAAAGGTTCCAGCATGGAAAACCTGCCGAATGGCGCGGAAATTTACCTGTTCTACAGCATGGAGCATGTGCAGGAATACCTGACCAGTGTTTCGGATAAGCCGTGGATCGGTCAGGGCATCATGAGTATTCAGGCTGTCCCGCCGATGGGCCGGTATGGTATCAGCACCACCGCTATTTCCTTGAACGGTGTTGTTGTTCCCAAGGTGAACGCTGGGACGCTCATGCGCCCCTACAGCACCATTGAACCCGCGTTCCGTGACAACATTGATTTGGGCCGTTATGGGCGGTTGAAAAAGTTCCTCACCTACCCGTACACGGTGATCGAAATGACCACCAGGACGGGCACGCCGATCATCCTGAAACCGGAGTGCTTGCAGTACGCGGATATTGGTGTTGTCGAGGTTCCCCACATTTCCCCGCCGGATGCCAGGATCGCGTTCTACCCCTACCGGTACAACGCCGCCGATACGTCTGTCATTGAACAGGACGACAAGGGAATCCTGAACGACGGTGGCGAGTTTTTGGATATGGCAACCTGGATCACCAACCTGCCAACATTCAGTGTGGTGAACAACGGTTATATGTCGTTCATGGCCTCCAACCGCAACGGGATTGCGTTCCAGCATTCGTCCGCCGACTGGTCACAGCAGCGGGCACAGGCCGGGATCAACACATCGTACGATCAGGCCACCGCTGGCATGATGCTCTCGGAAAACATGACACAGCGCGGTGTGTTCGCGGCTGGTCAGCAGACGAACCTGCAAAACCAGACAATGGCGGCTCATACGATGGTGAACGGTATTGCCGGTATTGCTCAGGGTGCGATTGGTGGCGCTGCCGCAGGTCCTGCCGGTGTGCTCGGTGGCGCGGGGATGGGTTTGGGGAACGCGCTTGTGGCCGGTGTGAACACTGCTATTGATGTGGACCGCAACAATCAGGCGTTGGGGATTAGTAACAGCCTTGCCACAGGTAACAACGTCGCCAGCAACGCGACAGCCGCTTACATGCGGGACACGAACAAGGATCTTGCCACGTTCAGCGCGAACGGTGATTACCAGAATGCGTTGGCGGGGATCAATGCCAAGGTGCAGGATGCCAAGCTGACACAGCCCACAAGCTCCGGTCAGGTGGGAGGGGATGCGTTCAACCTGTCAGCGTACCGTTGGGGCCTTGATGTGAAAATCAAGCGGCTGGCTCCGGCGTTCATGAACGCTATTGGGGAGTATTGGCTCCGGTACGGGTACGCGATTAACCGTTTCGGGCGTATGCCTGAATCGTTTATGGTGATGGAGAAATTCACGTATTGGAAGTTGAAGGAAACCTATATCACGGAAGCGCATTGCCCTGAGGCGTTCAAGCAGGTTATTAGGGGTATCTTCGAAAAGGGTGTTACTGTTTGGAAGAATCCGAACGATATCGGCACCATTGATATTGCCGACAACGCACCACTGGGAGGGATACGCTACTAATGGCACGGCAAGTAACTTGCATTTATTGCACACAGTTGAGTGATGATTGGGCTTTTTGCCCGTTCTGCGGGAAGGTTCGCCGTGGCTAGGAAGAACAGTCAAAGGTACTTGACGTATGACCAGGACTTTGCACCGAACGCGCGCGGTTTCAAGAATAACCCGCAACGGAATCTGAAATTCCTTATCCTGAGCATGTATAAGCGCCACCTTACGGAATTGGCGATTAACCGTTTCAAGTGGACTGGCCTGCCTAAGGAAATTGATTCACGTTTCCTTGAACTTGATTTATTCCGCCACGCACTCGTAACGTTTTACGAGGAAACGGACACGGAATTTATCAGGAATTTCGGGCGGAGGTTTTTCGCTACCGCAGCATCACCTATGGGCGGTTTGAACGTGTACGAAAACCCGATCAAATTCCGAACCTACGGAACGCATTATCAAGCCAAAACCCTGGCGTCGAATGGTTGTGTTCCGATTTGGGCTAACATGCTCCGAACCCCTGACGTGGATATTGTGGAAGTCTACGCAGAACAGTTGGCGGAAATGACCGTCACGATCATGCAAAACAGCAAGCTGTTGCGTAAATCCAAAATCGTGTACGCGAACGAAAACACCCGGCTCTCATGGGCGAACATTGTCCGCCAAATAGACGAGGGCGTGGAAGTCATTTACGGTCAAGAGGACGCCATGAACCCTGCCAACATTCAGGTGTTGGATTTGGGCGGTGACCCTGTTGGCGTTTTGAATCTGATGATCGCGAAATCCAAGCTGTGGAATGAATGTATGACCATGCTTGGGATCAATAACGCGAACCAGGACAAAAAGGAAAGATTGGTGGCGGACGAAGTCGCCGCGAATGATGATCAGGTGTTCGCCACGCGTGGTATTGCGCTCAATTCCCGGCAGTATGCTTGTGACCAGATCAACGCTAAATATGTGGACCCTGAAACAGGGGAACCGTTGAACGTGTCGTGCGAGTTCAACACCGACTCCGAAGCACAATCCGCACTGGACCCCTCCATGACCATGACACCAGGACTAACAGAAATGGGAGTTTCGTAATGTCTACGTTTACGATGCCGCTCAAGCGGGTAGTGGAGATTCAGGGCGAAAACAACATTGGTTTGTCTAATTACCCTATTTTCGATCCTGACTACATGGAGATATTGAATAAGAAAATTATCAGGCATTATTGGAACCGCGAAATCGGGCATGAAACCATTGAAATGTTCATCTATCAGATGGAAACGAAAATGGGCGAGATCATGCCGTTATGGAACCAACACTACAAGCTGTCTCTGCTGGAAGTTGATCCGTTGTCCACCATGAGTATCAAGTCACTGACCGCTATGGACTCCACGGCTCAGAACGCGGGCACCAGCGAATCAAATTCCGATAGTGGGGCTAAGTCACGTGCGGTTGCTTCGGAGACGCCACAAACGCAGCTACGCCCTGACCAGGATTACGCGAGCGCGATTCAAGACAATGTGTCGGACACCACAGCCAACAGCAAAGCCACCGAAGATTCCACCAACACAGCCCATGCCAACAACGACAGCACCACCAGTGGCTACCAGGGCCACGCCCCATCCCTGATTCTGGCGGCTCGGCAAGCTCTCGTGAATGTTGACATGATGGTTATCAACGATCTACAGGAATTGTTTATGCTGATATGGCAGAACGACGACGAATATACCAACCACAACAACTACTTCGGAGGATACGGTTATGGTCTTTACTAACATTTCGGGGATAAATTACACACCCACACCGATCACCAACATTTCGCCCCTGACCTACCGGGATGGTGCAACGTTCCTTGAATACCTGGAAACGATCAAGCAGTACATTAATGACAAGTTGGTACCTGATTCCAATACCATGATCGCGAACGCCATTACGTCAGTGAATGATGTCAAGGCGAACTGGGACGCCAAATACAACGAAATCATGAACGACCTTGCGGCGCAAATCGCATTGCTCAACGAATCCGCCGTCACCGGAATGGTAGATACCGGTACTGTGCATAACGCGATTCTGGCACTGATTAACACCACGATCGACGCAGTGAAAGCGCAAATCGCCATTGATTACGAAACTAAAACCGACGCTGCCGCCGCGCAAACGGAAGCGGCGGCCAATCTTGCCGCAGCGAAAACTGAAATCGCGGACAACCTTGCCGGTGCTGTGTCTCCGTTGGAAACCAAATCAGCGGTTGACCTTATCCGCAACATTTACCCTGTCGGGCCGATTGATGTTGTCACCATCGGTGATTCATATTTCAGTGGATACCAGCCATTCCCCACGCCGTGGGTTACGCCGATTCCTCAGGTGTTGACTGACCTGCTCAACTCCCAGGGTTTGAACGAATACCGGTTACACAATTACGCGAACAACGCAGGCGGGTATGACACCACCATAGGCGGCGGGGATACATATTTTGATACGCAGGTGACCGCAGCACTCAATGACCCCGCTATCACCAACTGCCGCTTAATTGTTGTCGGCGGCGGCCGAAATGACTCAAACACCGGCAAGGACGTATACGACAAGGCGAAAGCCATTTACAACCGGTTAAAAACAAAATGGCCGAAAGCCAAGCTCGTTGTTTTCCCGATGTGGACCCGCGAAAAATTCAGCAGCGGCCAGCGAGTCACGTTCAACAGCATTTACCGGGCCGCTAAAGACGTAGGCGCAGTTTGCGATGTGAATAGTTTGTGGGTGAACACTTTCACGACCGAAGATATGTGGATTGATACCACGCTACACCCGAAGTCGGAACTTGTGAACCGGTTTGCTTTCGCACTGTATTCACTGATTCAGGGCGGGACACTTCCGGCCCAGTCCACCAATCTGAATGTGCATTCCAGTACCGGTGTTACCGCAGGTGTTATTTCCCTCAACGGTTTGGAAGTGTCACTCTCATTTCAGCAATATGTTGGCGCTGACTTTGACAGCAGCTACATTCTCGGTTCCATCCCCTACCCGGCAATGTACCCTGGCGGAGTCAACCAGTACATGCTGGGATATTCCGGAAACGGTGGAACCAAAACCATGTACACGATCAGCGCGGATACCGGTGAATTGTTCGTCACCAATGAATCAGGCATCATGGGTGTATCGGGGCTCACCGGCTCATACCCGCTCGGAATGTAAAAAACTGTTTTCAGAAAAACGCAATCATGTCTTGCATGGTTGCGTTTTCTGGTGTTACACTTATACCAACAGCAAGGAACACCGAGAAAAGGAAAACCAAATGTCATACTTCCCCAGCATCGAAGAAGTCCACGCCATCATCATCAACAGCAAGAAAGCTGTAGCTCCCGAATGGACGTTCACCGCACAACACGAAGATGTTGTAACCCCCGAACGCATCGTACGCGGATGCTGGACCGTTGATTCCTGGAATGAAAAAGGCGAATACGTAGGTCAGGAAATCCTCAAAGTAGACTACAAAGGCGGAAACACCATCATCGAATACATCTAAAACAAACACCAAAGCCCCGCACTTTATCAAAGTGCGGGGCTTTCCTGTACCCTGATGTACATGACGTTGGAATATGACATTGTGAAGTATGTAGAAAATGTGGGGAACACTCTGCATCTTCACTACACGGACGGGAAAGTTATCCCGATGGTCCCTGATGGGCGTACCCGGTTTTTGCCTCGCAAGGGAACCCCTGACACGCCACCGGCAACCTATGATCCGTGGGTACCCCCGCCCACACCGGACCCTGGCGCACCGCCGCCGCCAACAGGATCGTGGGTTATCCCGTTGGAGAATGCTGTCATGACGAGTGGTTTCGGTATGCGTGCGGGTGGATTCCACTACGGCTGTGACCTCTCTACCACCACCGCGCCCAAAGGCGGACCGGTGCGCAGTGTGACAGATATGATTGTCACTCGTGCGTTCAACGCCTACACCGGTGGCAACGAAACAGCCGGAACCTACGTCAAAGGACACACACCGGACGGTTCCTACACGTTCACCTATAACCACGGCTACCCTGGCTCGTTGCTCGTCGCCGTGGGGGATACCGTGACCACTGGTCAAAAGCTCTGTGACGAAGGGCAAACCGGGAACGTCACCGGCACCCACCTGCACTTTGAAATCATTGAGGGAAACTGGCCCGATCCTTGGGCACCGCCGTACAACTACGGAGCAAACTTTGTAGACCCCTTACCAGTGTTACGGGCGCACGGAGTGGATATTTAATGTCCACCACTTTTGAAAAAGCCAATTATTACAATTTCGACAAAATCTATTCCATGAATGGCGTTTACAATTTCGTGGTTGGTTTGCGTGGTGTTGGTAAGTCATATGGTAAAAAGGTGAAATGTGTTCGAGCCGCCATTGAAAAGGGACATGAGTTCATTTATTTGCGCCGGTACAAAGACGAATTAAAATCAGCTAAATCATCTTTCTTTGATGATTTTCTTGATGAATTTCCCGATTATGATTTTAAAGTGCAAGGCGAATACGCTATGTATTCGCACAGGAAACTACGGGATGAGAAAAAACGTCCCTGGCATAAAATGGGTTATTTCCTCTGCCTGTCCCAAGGGCAAAGCGTTAAATCGCGCCCATTCCCACTAGTCCGCCACATCATCTTTGACGAATTTATCCTTGAAAAGGGAATGACCCGCTATCTACCCTCCGAAGCGGAAGTGTTTACCAACTTTTTCAACACGGTGGACAGGTCAAAAGACAAGACTCGTGCGTGGTTCCTTGCCAACGCTGTATCCATTGATAACCCGTATTTCATCAAATACGGGATTGAACCCAAAGCGTCAGAGGAATGGATCAAGAAATACAACGGTTTCGTTGTCTGCCACTTCCCCGATCCGGAGAAATTCAAGGAACAGGTCTACGCGACACGGTTCGGGCAATTCATCAACGAGTCCGATCCTGAATACACGGCCTACGCGGTGGGCAATGCGTTCAAGGACAACCACAACAATCTTTTAGCCCGTAAATTGCCAAATGCGGGATATGTGTTTAGTCTTGAAACAAAATCGGGTACATTTTCGATATGGCGTGATTGGGTGGAAAACAAGTGGTACATTCAAGAGGCAAGACCCAAACAGGAACTTTTGTATACCATTTTGCCTGAGAAAATGTCAGAGGGAAAAAAGCTGTTATTCTACACTGACAAGCAATTGCAAGTGCTACGGGCAGGATTCAAATCCGAAAACGTGTACTTCGATAAACCAAAAACACGAAACGCATTCCTACAAATATTCACACGATAACTAACTGGGGAGTTAGCATGAATCCACTCAACTACATGAAAGCAATCATTGCTGGACTGTTAGCAGGTCTTGGAAGCGCCTACCTCGCGCTCAATGACAACAGCATCAGCGCACAAGAATGGGTGCAAATCGCCCAGGTAGGCATTGCAGCCGGTGCCGCCGTCTACGGTATACCCAACATTCCCACTATTGCAGGGAAACGGGCCGCGTCATGAATGTGCCCATGGAAATAGTTACATGGCTTTTAGGTTTCCTCGGGGCAGGTATACTCACCGGCCTGGGATTCATCCTCAAAACATTGAACGGCCAAAACAAAGCCCTGGCACTTTTAGTGGCACAAGTTGGCACCCTCAATGGCGGTGTCATTGAAAAGCGTCTCATTGATCTAGAAACCGATATGGCCCGCGTCTGGGGCATCTATGATGCATGGCGCGGACCCTCAACCCCCACAGCAGTAGAAAGGCTTTCATCACGATGACAACCATCAAAGTAGGCAACCAAGACGCCACCGGATTCCACCCATCCGGTGACGGCCTCATTGTAGACCCTAGTGGTGTAACACAAGCTGTTGCACCGCTCATTGCAGGAAAAGCAGACACAACAGCACTCACAGGTAAACTCGACAAAACCGAAGCCGCAACAACCTATGTGTCACTTTCCAGCAAAGGTGTTGCCAACGGTGTAGCCGCACTGGACAACTCCGGGAAAGTACCCGCAACACAACTACCCGTACAGGGAACAGGCATCAACCCTTGGGCACCCAACACCGCTTACACCACAGGACAACAGGTAGTCAGCCCTAATAACGACGTAGTATCTGCTAATGCAAACTTCACATCAGGCACCACCTACAACCCCGCCAACTGGACACTCTCAACCTCAATCCCCAAACGAGACGCCACCACAGGACAATGGCATTTCGACGTACAGCAGGGATCAAACAACGGAACCAAACTCCCCTTCACCTCACGTGTAGTAGACGTAAATGGTAACGTTGTGGCGGAGCAGATTAATGCTAAGCCAACATCTGATCTGTCGGAAGGTGTTATTGATTGGCAACACAATTCCACTTATGGTGACCTGATCCACCTGACTGCTGGTGCAGGTATGTCCAGTTCCTCCATTAATGCCGCATTGATTGCATTGGGGCTAGATAACGGATACCCCATCGGCCTTTTCGTGAACAACAAGGGCCACGGCGACGGTACCTACGGTATCGGCATCAAAATTGCCCAAAACTCCACCATCAACACCGCCACCCAATCCTATGGATTCCAGGTAGACCAGTATTCACCCACGTCCCCTGCCATTTTCCTCCACCAAGCCGACGCCACCGCACCCTTAATGCGGCTCCAGGCCGATACCAGCATTGCCAGCACCGGCACAGCGCTCATTGAAGTTATAGCGGCAGGCGGACAAAAGGGCATTATCCGCACCAAAACCGGTGAACTCTACTGGCTAGCAGACGTCATCACCCACGACGGGGCAGGATTCCTAAACATAGCAACCGGCGCATCCGCCGACTCCAACATGACCAAACAACTATCAGACGGATTCAACATACGCGCCTACTCAGGATCAGCAGGCGTCTACTACCCCGGACGAATCTCGCGATCCTCCGGTGGCCTCAAAATGGACGTGGCCCCCAACACATCAGGTGGCCCCACATGGACCGGCAACACATGGCAAACCGGCGTATCCGTCAAACCAGGAACCGCCGCACCATCAACCATGATCGGCACCACAGCGCCCGCCACCACCGCCACCGAAGGATTCCCCTACATGCCAGCAATGGCAGGCGCACCAACCGGCGTACCAACAGCACAAACCGGATTCGTTCCATTCCACTACGACACCACCAACAACAAACTATGGGTATACAACGGAGGATGGAAGAGCACCACACTCGCATAACCCCTCCCGCCCCATACGGCCCGCATGTATACCATGCGGGCCGTTGCCGTGTCAACCCCCCGTGCGGTGTGGCGTTGGTCACGGCCCCTGCTGTGTTGACAAACGCACGGCCAGGTGGTATAAGTACGCCAGCCGAATGGGGAATAAATATGATTTAAAGGTGCGCGCCTTACC